CCAAACTGGTTGGTTGTGTGCAACATGAACGGGAAGATCTTCAACGACTCGCCTGCTGCCGGGGTCGGCAGCGTAGAGACGGGCTTGTTGAAAGCGACCTTCTTCAGCACCTGGCGGATCGAAGTTACCTTCTCGCCAATTGCGACGGTGCTGGGCACGATCGTGCTAGAGTCGGTGCCAAGGTCTTCGCACTGGAAGACCGAGAAACCGGACTGAACGACCGGGGGGACAAAAACGTCCCAGTCCTCGCCGCCGGGAACGGCGAACTCGAGGTCTGGGGCGCCCGCCACCTCGGTGATAATCGAGATGGAGGAGGAGACCGAGCTTGGAGCTACCAGAGCATCAAGCACGAAAACATACAGGTAACCTGGAATGTTGTCGAACGATGACTGCTGGTACAGATCGGTTGAGACGTATGGCACACAGACCTCGAACTCGGAAGTTGTTCGAATGTCAACAATCTCACGCATGAGATAGTCTGTGTTTGCCAACGTCACGGTGGGCGCGCCGGTTACCTTGCGGTCCCAGGGCAAGAAAGCGACAACGAGCCGCCCACTGTGGAATTCCGTTTTAACGAGCTTGAAACGGAACTTCAGGCCGCCCCTCCAATAACGGAAGTTACGCGCCAACATAGTCACTGGCGCGAACGTGTAGTAAATGGAGGTGGCCTGGTAATAATTGAACGGATTACACCCAAGCGACATGAGCTGGTCTCCGGCTACGGCTGAGCCGGACCACGAGGTCGTTGAGTAGTAAGCGTACTGTGACTTGATAAAGTCAATGCTCATCTCGTCCACGTTAGTGGCCGAGACCCCGCTGTGTACAACCACCTCGTTAGTGGATGCAAGTGAGATCGGGACAGCGTTAGAGCCACCATCGGCGCTTGCAATATACGCAAGAGCGTTCCTGGCGACCCGCTGCGGCGGGTTGAGAACAAGGGGCTTTGAAAGCCCCATTGCCTTGGCAGACCGAGCGAGAACGTCAGCAACCCATGAGACCGGAGCGGTCACGGAGCTGAGAAGAGGGATCTCGCTGAGAATGCCAGTGGCGGTGGAGAGGCGATGCAGTGGCCCTGAGATCGGGCCAACGCCGGACGCCTCTTGCTCGCCTTTGATGATCGGCTTCTTGGTGATCTTGAAGCCGGACTGAGCGATGGTTGCGCCCGAGAAGACAGGGTTCTCAATGCTTGCCCAAAGAGTGTAAGGGCAAGTAGAGGGGCCGCTGCCAGCAACGAGCGCTGCCATGGGCTGAATCCAAAGGAAGCCAGCAGACGGCGACCTGGTGGAGTCAGTCGTGTTGTACTTGTAGTGCGTAAACGCCGACGAGTACGGGATGACGATCTGGGCCGTAGTCTGAGTGGCCAGATCAATCTGAACGTTCGGGAGCTGCGAAACCTGCATGAGGTTGCATGCGTGCGCCCTGTAAAACGCGGTTGCATTCGGGGTGTCAATGGAGTAACCACCCGTGGGACAAAACGCGAGTATGTAACGGCCCTGCTGGAAGCGGACGGCGTTAACAACCAAGGTGATGACAATATCAGCCTTGATAAGGTTAACGCCGAGTAGCTTGTAGTAGGCTACCGGGTTATTACCCGATGTCCAAAGGTCGTGCGGCAAGCGGAACAAGTCGAGAACAGTAGAGTCGGTAGTTGCGAAACTACCACTCTTCAGCCGGAAAGGTTTGGCCAAGAAGTTCGCAATGTCTTGCGAACCCATTTGACTCACGGATTTGTAGAGCGGGGCAAGAACGTCAGTTCGTTCCACACGAGAGGAAGAAATGACGGACGTGTCGTTGAGGAGGTGCGTGGTGCCGAGTTGCTCCATCACTGTGGAGCGGGACTCGTTGACACCACTGAGTTGGACGATGTTTTCAGTCGCGTCACCGACCGTGTTTGTGTTTTCAGTAAGCTGAGTGTTTGAGAGACCAGGTAGCTCAACCTGGACCCCGAGTCGGGAGCTCTGGATATTGGTGGGACTGCCACCTGCCCATCCTGAGCAGTAAGCCTAAATAGGCCAGGCCCTGCGCCGCGAACAACTAAAGATTGAGAACCGACAAATTTTCCTCAGTAGTTGACAAGCATGTCACGCAGGTGTTGGCTGTGTACGAGAATCCCTCGCCAGGGGACCCAAGGGCTTGGACCTACCCCACTGCGCCAAGGTGGGGATGAGGCCGGGACGTTCACTGATCGGTCGACCAGCCGCGCACAATCGCGCGGAGGGTTGACTGATCGCGGCCGTCGCCGAAATCGTTGCAGTCGAGCGTGCAACAGTTGATGATCGCCGACGACCAGTAGTCGAATACGTCGGGGCTGTGGAGCGAAAGCTCACGCAGCGTGTGCCTGCAGTTGCTCTTGAAGATCTCAACTGCATCTTTCTTCTTAGTCCACAGGACGGTCTCTAGAAGAGAGTCCAAGTCCTGTGGAGCCAAGAAGCGCACTGTGTGTGGGTCGTAGATGAACCGGCGCTTGAGGAACGTAACATCCCGAAGGAGCCGCATGCCACCAAGCGTGACGTCCTTGGTATCGGACGTGTAGACGAGGCCCATCTCAGCCATGTATGCGCCAATGTTCACAGGGGTGAACTCGTGAACATATGCGTCGGAGACCGAGAAAACGTTGTCATCTCCAAGAACGAAGAGACAAACGTTATCGCGGAAATGGGGCAAGCTCG